GGCTACGTGTTCAAGGCACGCGTGCGCATCCCGAAGCGGCTGGGGTTCGTGGGCACGGCGACCCGTGCGGTCGAGCAGCATTGGCAGGCACGCGCGACGGCTGCTGTCGAGCGCGCGGTCAGCAGCATGAGGTGAAATGATGCACGTCGGCGTTTGCGGGTCCTCCCCAGCGGGGGCAGCGTGGGTCACGCGCAAGTTGCGTGGCTCAACTAGCGTAAGTCTTTGTCAATTCAAGCTTTAGCGGTATGGCGCGACAAGCCAAGACCGAAGAAATCTCGATGCGCGAAGCGGCAAAACGGCTCGGAATGACCGAGGCGGGGCTGGGTCAGTGGGCCGCGAAAACGGGTGCACCGGTCGCGCTCACGAAAGGGCGCCGGTTCGCCGTCTGGCCGGCGTTCCCTATCTGGTATCGGCAGCAATTGCAGTCGAGTCGAGAGAAGCCGCTGGGATTCGAGGATGCGCGTGCGCGAAAGATGCAAGCGGAGGCCGAACTCGCAGAACTCGATTTGGAGACGCGGCGTGGCCAGGTGGTCGCGCTCGACCTGTACCGAGACGAGGTCCGTGGGCTGGTGCGTACGATCCGGGCGCAGCTGCTCGCGGTACCCGGGCGGTACGCACCCCGGACGGCCGGCAAGACGACACTGCCGGAGAGCCAGCGCGCCTGGGATGCGGCGGTGCGCGACATCCTGAACGACCTGCGGGATGGCGACGGCGGTCCTTGAGCGCTGGCCCGCAGAGGAGGCACGTCACCGCGAGCAGCTCGCCGAGGTGACGCGCGCGGAACGCGGCGCTGGATTCGCGGCGCCTCCAGTGCTGACGGTCAGCGAGTGGGCGGACCAGTACCGCGTGGTGCCGAGTTACTCCGCAGAGCCCGGCCGCTGGGTCACCGACAAGACGCCGTACCTCCGGGAAATTATGGACGCATTCTCGGACGCCCGCGTCAACAAGGTCGTGTTCATGAAGTGTTCTCGCATCGGCGCGACCGAGGCCGGGCTTAATGTGATCGGCTACTTCATCCATCAGGAGCCGTCGCCGATTTTCATCGTGCAGCCGACGGTGGAGGACGCCAAAGATTTCAGCAAGGAACAGTTGACCCCGACGATCGAGGAGACGCCGGAGCTGCGGGAGCGCGTGAGCGGACAGGCGGCGCGCGAGAGCGGCAACACGATCCAGGCGAAAGTGTTCGCCGGCGGTGCGCTGTACCTCGTGGGCGCGAACTCTCCGCGCGGGTTCCGGCGCCGCACGGCCCGCGTCATCATCCTCGAGGAGGTCGACGGCTATTCGCCGACGGCGGGGACCGAGGGCGACCAGGTGAAGCTGGCCGAGCGGCGGGCGACGACGTACCAGCACCGGCGCAAGATCTACCTCAACTCATCGCCCGGAGTGAAGGGCCCGGTCGAGGAGGGCGGGAGCCGGATCGAGGCGGAGTATGGAGCGTCCGATCGCCGGCGCTTCTTCGTGGCCTGCCCGGACTGCGACCACGAACAGGTGTTGATCTGGGGCCAGCTCCGCTGGGAGGGATTGGAGGCGCCGCACTACTGCTGCGTCGGGTGTGGCGTGCTGATCCCGGAGTCGGCGAAGTTTCGCATGGTGGCGGATGGGCGCTGGATCCCGACGAACGAAGGACACACGACCAGGGGCTACCACATCAACGCCCTGTACTCGCCATGGGTGACGTGGGGCGAGCTCCGCGACGAGTTCGTGACCGCCAACCAGGATCCCGGAAAGCTGCAGGTGTTCGTCAATACCGCGCTCGGCGAGACGTGGGAGGACCGGGGCAACCTCGGCCCGTCCGCTGGACTCATGGGCCGCCGCGAGGACTACGGGGGGCCGGTGCCGGCTGGTGTCACGTTCCGGACCATGGGGGTCGACGTGCAGCCAGACCGGCTGGAGTATGTCGCACGTGGCTGGGGACGGGGCGAGGAGTCGTGGATGCTCGAGCGCGGCATCCTGCTCGGCGATACGACGGTGCCGGAGACCGTCAAGGGCTCGCCGTGGGCGCAGCTCAACGAGGCACGGAAAGCGTGGCGACCGGACGCGATGTGCATCGACTCCGGGTATGGCGCCGACAGTGTGTACCAGTACGCGAAGCCACGGTACCTGGCGAAGGTGTGGGTGACGCGCGGCTACTCCCAGCCCGGCAAGGCGCTCGTCACGCGCCGCCCGTCGAAGAACAACCGCACGCGCTGCCCCGTCTTCTACGTCGGCACGGATACGGCGAAGGACTCGATCTACGGGCGGCTCAAGATCGCGCTTGCCGGGCCGCTCTACTGGCACTTCCCGCTGTCCGCGTCCGCGAATCGCGACTACTTCGAGCAGCTGACGGCGGAGAAGCGGGTGCGCAAGCACCTGAACGGGCGCTGGGTGACGCACTACGTGTGCCCCGAAGGGCGGCGGAACGAGGTGCTCGACTGCGAGGTGCTCAACCTCGTGGCGTTGCGCCTGGCCAACCCGCAGCTCGACGTGCCGGCGACGCCGCGTGCGGCGGGCGACCTCGAGGAGGGCGTGGCGGACGGTGACACGGGCCCGGCGGTGGACGCGGATCCGGTGCCGCCGCCTCGCGCCCCCCGGAAGCGCCGCGCGGGGTGGATCAAGCGATGGTGATGATCCCGGCGCTGCGCGAAGCCTCGGAGGACCTGTCCCTGCGTGGGGCGCCGCTCCACGTGTACGTGTGGCTGATCCACCGACTCGATACGGTGGTGGCGGCCCCGCTGAAGATCTCTGGGATCGCGCACGCGCTCCGAATCAAGCCGCACACGGCGGGCCATGCCCTGCGGCTCCTGGTCGCTCGCGGCTACCTCCACCGGCTGCACACGGGGCGCGCTGGGTATTCGTACCGGTTGCTGAACGCGCGTGTCGCGCCCAAGGTCGTTCCTGACGACAGGCCCCCCGCGGCCTGACTCTACTCCGCGCGAGGTATGCCAGAAGTGCCCCCTAGCGGCAGTAGTCCCTCGGCCTAGCACGGCCTGACGCTGCCCGGTGGCGGCGCGCGCGCGTAGCGTGCGTCACATGGCACCGCAGACGCCGCACGGCGAGCCATCGTCGGTCGTAGCAGGAGACTCGTGGATCTGGTCCGCGAGCTATCTCGACTACCCCTCCAGCGAGGGGTGGGCGTTGTCGTATGCGCTGCGCGGGGTCGGGCTCCTCGACACGACGGCGGGTGAACTGGCGGTGTCGGCCGACGAGTGGACGGTGAACGTCCCGGCGTCGCGCACCGCTGACCTGGCGGCCGGCACCTACCGCTGGGCCGCGTACATGACGGGCTCTGGCAGCTACGCCGGCCGCCGGCACGAAGTAGGGCGCGGCGTGGTGACGGTCGCGGCCAACGCGACGCTCGCGGCGGAAGGCACGCTGCAGTCGCACGCCGAGCGCATGGTGGAGACGATCAAGGCGGCGCTCGAGGGTCGCGTCACGGACGACGTGCAGATGACCCAGATCAACGGGCGCCTGATCACGAACATCCCGGTCCTCGAGCTGAGGCGGATGCTGACCACCTACGAGCGCCAGGTATGGCGCGAACAGCACCCCGGCCGCATCCCCGTCACGCGCGTGGTGTTCCGTGGCGTGGCCTGATCGCGTCCTGCGGGCCTTCGGGCTCCAGCGTGCCCCGCGTCCGACGCAGCGGCACTACGTCGGCGCGGCACTCAACCGACTGAACCTCGACTGGGTGCGGCAGCCGCTCAGCGGCGACAAGGAGCTTGAGGGCGATCTCCTCCGGCTCCGCGCCCGCGGACGCGACCTCGCGCGGAACAACGTGTATGCGCGCCGGTTCGTCAAAATGGCGCAGAACCACATCGTCGGGCCCAAGGGGCTGCGGCTGATCCCGACCAACACGTTCGCGAACGGCAAGCCGCGCGACGAGATCAATGATGCCGTGCGGGTCGCATGGCAGGCGTGGAGCCGCCCTGCCCTGTGCTCCACGACGGGGAAACACTCGTTGGTCAGCCTGATGCGACTCTCGATCGCCGAGTGGGTGACCGGGGGTGAAGCGCTCGTCCAGCTCGTGCTCGACCCGTCGCGGCCGTTTGGCCTGACCCTGCAGCCGATCGATGCAGACCGGCTCGACCAGTCGCTCACGCGGGCCGCGAGGGACGGGCGGAACGAGATCCGCTACGGAGTCGAGATCGACCACTGCGGGGCGCCGGTCGCGTACCACATCCTGCGGAACCATCCAAGCGAGTTCGCACGCCAGGGCGCCGGACGCCGGGCCTACGACGTGGTGCCGGCGTCGCAGGTGATCCATCTCGCGCTGTGGGACGAGCGGGTGGACCTGACGCGCGGCGTCTCGCAGCTGGCGGTCGCGATGCGCGACCTCAAGCACCTGGACGGCGCGCAGGAAGCCAGCGTCGTCGCGTTGCGCGCGGCCGCAAGCACGATGGGATTCGTGACCACCAAGTCGCAGGATGGTGAGGTCGAGACCCCGGACACCGATCAGGAGTTCGAGGCCGACCCAGGCGTCGTGAAATACCTGGGGATGAATCAAGAGTTTCAGGCGTGGGCCTCTACCCAACCGACAGACAACTACCCCGATTTCACAAAGGCCGTGTTGCGTGGGCTCGCGGCGGGATTGGGGGCGTCGTACTCGATGCTCGCGAATGACCTGTCGGACGCCAACATGTCGTCGATGCGCGTCGGCCGTGCCGAAGAGCAGGAGCAGTGGATGTCGCTCCAGCAGTGGTTCGAGGACCAGTGGTGCGAGCGCGTGTTTCAGGCGTGGCTCCCGGCCGCCGTGCTGACGGGCCTGCTCACCGTGCCGGGCTACGACGTGGCCAAGGCGGCCACCCATCGGTGGCAGCCGCGCTCCTGGGTCAGCCCGAAACCGCTCGAGGACGCCGAGGTCGCCGAGATCGAGCTGGCGCTCGGGATCAACAGCCGGCAGCGGATCGTGGCCAAGCGCGGCGACGACCTGTGGGATCTGTGGGACGAGTTGGAAGAAGAGCAGGACTACGCCGAGGAGAAGGACCTGGACGTTTCGCCCCCGCGGACCGCGGTGGCAGGAGGCAACACGAACAATGGCACCGACGCCGAAGACGCTGCCGACGCAGCATCGGGCGATGAGGCTGGCGCTGGACGAGGACGCACTGGAAACGCGCGCCGACGGCGACGCGCGCATCCCGATCTCGCTGTCGTCCGAGCAGCCCGTTGATCGCTGGTTCGGGCGGGAGATCCTCGACCACACGGCCGCGGCGATCGACCTTTCATACGCGCGTCAGGGACTGCCGTTCCTGATGTCGCACGACAACGACACGCGCGCGCAGATCGGGTTGCTCGAGGATGTGCGGCTCGGGAAGGACAAGAAGCTCCGCGCGATGGCACGCCAGGGGAATCACCCAGACGCTGGGTGGGTCTTCGCGGACATCCGCGGGGGCATCATGCCGAACATCAGCATCGGCTACCGCGTGCTGGAGATGAAGCTGGAGACGAGCGATGAGCGCGGGGACACCTACCGCGTCACGCGTTGGGCCCTGATGGAGGGCAGCACCGTGCCGGTTCCGGCCGACATCACTGTCGGCGCGGGCCGGGCCGCGTCAGGCGAGCAGGAATACCCGGTGATCGTGACCCCCACCAGCCGTGTGGCTGAGGAGAACATCATGCCTGAGCAAGTCCAGGCCCCGGCTGCAGGGGCCGCACCCGTCGGAGTCGTGCGCGACTACGACGCGGAACGCAAGCAGCGTGGCACCGAGATCGCGAACATCGCGCAGCTCGTCACGGATCCGGCGAGGCGCGCCGAGCTCATGACGACGGCGTACGGCGACGACTGGAGCTCCAGTCGTATGGCCCAGGAAGTCTTCAAGGCCAACATGCTCTCCGCGGCCGCCGCGGTGCCGGCCGGTCGCATCGACCTGACCGAGAAGGAACAGCGTCGCTATTCCGTCATGCGCGCACTGGCCGCCAGCATCCCGGAGTTTGCCGGCAAGGTCGACGCCGGGTTCGAGCGCGAGATCTCGCAGGAGATCTCGACACGCACCGGCCGCACGCCGCGCGGCATCCACATCCCGCTCTCGCTCACGGCGGACCGTCAGACCGCGACGGCGATGCGCGCCTCGGTGACCGGCAACGTGGCGACCACCACGTCGCTCGGTGGCGCCGGTGTCGAGACGTCGGTGCAGGACCTGGTGGAGATTCTGCGCAACGAGTCGGCGCTCCTCCAGCTCGGCGTGCGGTACCTGCCGGGGCTCACGGGCAGCCTGTCGTTCCCGCGCCAGATCACGGCGAACACCTGGACGTGGGAGGGGGAAAACCCGTCGACGGCCAAGGCGCTGAGCGCCGCGACCCTAGATACGTTCACGTTGTCGCCGAAGACGGGAATGGGCGCGACCGCGTACTCGAAGCAGTTCCTGGTGCAGAGCTCCTTCGGCGCCGAGCAGTTCGTCCGCGAGGATCTTGGCATGATCGCCGCGCTCGGGATTGACTCCGGTGGCATCAGTGGCGCCGGCACGGGAAGTCAGCCGACCGGAATCCTCAACCTGTCGGGCGTCGAGACCGAGGTCATGGGGACGAACGGACTGGCCCCCACCTGGGCCAACGTCGTCTCGTACGAAACGAAGCAGTCGATCAACAACGCGTCGCAGGGGCGTCTCGGATTCCTCGTCACCCCGGGCATGCGCGGCAAGCTCAAGACGACGCTCAAGAACACCGTCGCCGGCGCGGACTACGTCTGGGCAGACAACGGAACGCTCAACGGGTATTCGGCGCTGGTCTCCAACCAGGTGCCGTCGAACCTAACGAAGGGCACGAGCACCACGATCTGCCACGGCGTCGTGTTCGGCAACTGGCAGGAATTCATCCTGGCGTCGTGGGGCGAGGCGCTCGACGTGACCGTGGATCCGTACTCACTGGCCGATCAGGGCATGGTGCGAATCATCGGGCTCTCGATGGTGGACTGCAACGCACGCCATCCGAAGTCCTTTGTAGTGACCAAGGATGCGCTCGTCTGATGCCCACCGTCCGGGCGATCAAGTCGTTCGTGTGGCAGCTCCGGGACATCGACGTCGGCGACGTCGTCGATGTCTCGGAGCGGGACGCGTTTCTCCTCGTCCACGGGTACCAGCATGCGGTGCGTGTCGACGAGGGGGATGCCGGGCCACCGGTGCCGTCGGCCATGGTCACGCACAACGACCCCGTGGTCGAGCATCGGGATCCGTCGGTGCGCCGCCGGGGGAAATCGTGAGCGCGCGCTGGGCGCGGGAGGCCGTGATGGTCTGCCGTCGGGCGCCTAACGCGCAGACGATTACCATCGGGTCGGTCTCCGCGATCGGCCCGATCCAGCAGGACGATCGGGTGTTGCAGGACGCGAGCGGGGCCGACACGCTCCGTCGCGTCACCGTGGCCACCGTGCCCACGGCGGTCATCGGCGTGGTGGCACGTCACGCCACGGCTCGGGTGGGGACCACGACGTACACCGTGCGCGACGTGCAGCTCGCCAGCGACGGGGAGCTGACGGAGCTCGTGCTGGCCGAGGTGGCGTCATGATCCTCGAGGTCGTGCGCGCCGTGGCGGACTGGCTGGAACATGCAAGCTACGGCGTCGACGCGCATCTCGCAGCGCTCGACCTGGACGGCAGCGATGCCGTGCCGAGTGGGGCGCTTGCGGTCTACGATGAGACGCGCGATGACGACGCGGCGATCGACCGGCCGCCCGTGGCGCCGTTCCTGAAGGTGGTGGCCGGCGAGATCCGGTCCCTCGACGGGCAGGCGGCCACCTACACCCACGACGCGGACGTGCCGCTGGAGATCACGATCCAGCGCAAGGGCACCAGCCCGTCTGCGCTCGTGCGGGACCTCTACTACACCTCGCGCGCCACGCTCCAGAGCGTGGAAGCGCTGTTTGACCCATCCAACGCCGCGGCTGTGGCCGCGTGCAGTCGGAACGGGGTGCAGCTGCAAGTCATTACGGCGCTGTCGGCGGCACGTGTCGCGCCAGCGCTGGACGATGCAACCGGGTCGGCGGCGGTCTACCTGACCGTACGCTGCCGGGACACTCTCGCCTAACGGGGGCCGCCAATGCCTGCTGCCGCAAAACTGATCAACGTGCTGGGGGCGCTCGCCAAGATCGAGACGACCTACGGGACCTCGGTCGCACTCGCCACCACGAGCGACGGACTCCAGCTGTCGTTCGCCGACAGGAATGTCGGGGCGCCGCTCACGATCACCTACGCCTTCGATGGCAAGGTCGGGGTCAATCCCGGCAACTTGTCGGACCTGCCCCTGGCGACGCCAGGCGGCAAGTCGTTCACCGGGGATCTACCGGTTCGGTTCAAGGGGTTCGGCGCCGCGTACACTGCCGCGAACAAGCCGGCGCTCGCCGACCTCCTGCTCCGGATCGCGGGGTTCAGCCCGACGCTGACCACGACGTCAGGGTCCGAGGCCTACAGCTACTACCCCACCAATGCGACGAGCGCCTACGGCTCGGCCTCGATGGGGGTGTACGCGCGTGGGGAGTTGTGGCCGCTCAAGGGGGTGATCGCCAACTGGTCGTACACCTTCGACAACCCGGGGCCACCGACGCACACATTCGCGATCTCTGGGATCGCGAACGGCGACGTGACCGACGTGACGCTGCCGAGCATCACGTACCCCAATTTGTCGATCGAGCCGCCGACGGCGAATGGGATCGCGATGGTGATCGGGTCGTTTACCACGAACGCGGTGATCTACGCCGGCTCGTTCAGTCTGAATCGCACGATCGAGCCGCGCGTCGCGCTCACGTCGGGCACGGGGCACGAGGGCTTCATCCCGGGCGGCTACAGCCCCGAGTTCACGTGCACGGTCGAGGACACCGCGTTTGTGGGGTCGCCGTTTCACACCTCGGCGGGCCTCGACCCGATCAAATTGCGCGAAGCGGGGACCAAGATCACGGTCGCGGTCACGTTCGGGAGCACGCAGTACAACCGGTGGCAGCATCAGTTCAACAACGCGCAGTTGTTCAACGTGCAGCCGAGTGCCAACGGCCGCGCCGCCTGCTGGGACTTGACGTTCAAGCCATCGGCGTCGTCGCCCATCGCGTACGACGACATGGCGGTCCTGTTCACCTGATGCCATTCTCTGCCGACGCATGGCGCGAGACTCGCGAGCCATGGACGTATACCGAGGGGGGGCGCACCTGGACCGCGCGCCCTGTCTCGGCGCTCGCGGTGGCCGACACACTCACGGGGCTGGATCGCTGCGCGCACCGCGAGCAGGCGGCGCGGTGGCGGCGGCTCTTCCGGCTCGCCTTCCCGTGGACGGCGCTCTATCTGGCGTTCCCGCATTGGGACCCGGTGCGGAAGATCCTCGCGCTGGAGCCCGGGGCGTACCAGGCCGTGATTGTGGATTTCTTGCTATCCCTGGGCGTGGGGCACGAGCAGACCAGCGCCCTCCCGACGAGTGGGACAAGCTCGCCGACATGAACACCGCGCCGCGTCATGCGCGTACCGAGGCGGGGCCCTCGCTCTATGAAGCGGTGGCTACACTCGCGCGCCACTTCGGCGGCGCGTTCGTGCACGACCGCACGCGCTGGGGGACGCACGACGGGGTGATCGAGTACCGCGCTGTGTATCCGTACAGCGAGCAGGTGCAGCGCCAGCAGGCCGCCGAACGGCTCCACCTCGCGCGGGCGACCGCGATGGGGCGCGGCGGGTCCGCCGCTGACCAGATGGCTCACGCTGACGAGCGAGTGGCTCATGGGATTGCGTGACGTCCTAGTCCGGATCCGCGGCGAGGAGGACGTGAGCAAGGCGGCCAACAAGGCCGGGTCCTCGCTCAAGTCCCTCGGCACGCAGGCCAAGAAGCTGCTGGAGAATCAGCTCGTGCAGGGGATCGGGTTCGCCGGCTTGCTCGCGGGTCTCGGGAAGGCGGTGCAAGCGTCGAACGAGTTCGAGGCGTCGACGCGCAAGCTGGACGGCACGGCGAAGATCACCGGCGTCTCCCTGGAGGCGCTGCAGCAGATCAGCCTCCGCGCGCAGGCGATGTTCTCGCTCAACGCGACGCTCGCCAACGATTTCGCCGTGGAGCTCACGAAGCTGGCCGTCAAGGCTGGTGACGTGGGGAAAGCGTCGACTGGACTCGAGGCGTTCCTGAACCTGGGCGCCGCCAAGGGGCTTTCGGCGGCGCAGACGCTGACGGCGGTGCAGCAATCGATCCTCGGGATCGACGAGGGCACCGACAAGCTGTTCGGGAAAAACCCGAGCGTCCTGTACGCGGAGTACGCGGCGGTGATCGGGACCACGGCGGGCAAGTTGGACGACCAGCAGAAGGCGCAGGCGCTGCTCAACGCCGCGATCACGGACGGTGGCAAGGTCGGGGGCTCGTACCTGGACTACCTCACCAGCGCGGCGGGGAAGCAGGAGCAGTTGACGAACCAGTTGCAGGCGAGCGCGGCGGCCCTCGGCGCGGCGTTGACGCCGGCGCTCCTCGCGGTGCTGCCGGGGCTCACCAGTCTCTCGAATGGGATCGCGGCGTTCGTCGGCGGGATCCAGCTGCTGGCCGTCGATGCCGCGTACTTCTTCGAGCAGATCCCGAACACGGTGGTGCTGATCAAGGGGAAGACGCTCGAGCAGCTCGGGCTCCTCCTCAAAGGCGCCGGCGACTTCATCCCGTTCTTCGGCGACAAGGTGTCGGCGCTGGGCGATACGCTGGTGGTGGAGGGGCGCCGGCAGGTGAAGCAATCCCAGGACTACACGAAGATCCTGCTGCAGGTCAAGGAAGAGCAGGAGCTCGAGATCGTCGGGCTGACGAAGACGTCGGGCGCCGCGCAGGTGGCGGCGGTGACGACGTCGCAGACGAAGGTCACGACGGTGTCGGCCGAGGAGCTGAAGAAGCGGGCCGCGGAGGAGGAGAAGCAGGCCAAGGCGCTCAGCGACGCCCGCGACAAGTGGAACAAGGAGACGCGGAAGCAGCTCGAGGACCTCGGGAAGTGGCTGGGCAAGGAGAACAAGAAGCAGGCGGACGACGCGCGAGGTGTCGCGGAACTGCTGGCCACCGAGCTGCAGGTCAACCTCGGCGAGGCGACGGCGCGGGCGCTGGGCCTGACCACCGACGCGATGCAGCGCCTCCTCGAGCAGCTCCGGGGCCGGATCCCCCTGGAACAGTGGCAGGCGCTGAACGCGGCGGTGCAGCAGCACAAGCGCGACCTGAGCGACCTCCTGCCCCCTGCCGATCAACTCGCTGAGTCGGCCAAGGAAGCGGCCGAGGCGAACAAGCGGATGGGCGCGGAGCTGGCTGGCGCCAAGCCGAACGCGGTGCAGGTCGCGAGCAACGCGGCGACGCTGGCCCGTGGGTTCCTCGATGCGGCGCAGGCCGCGGGGGTGCTCGACAGTAACCTTGCCTCGGCGCTCACCTCTGTGATCAACATCGCCACGTCGCTCCCCCAGGCGTTGGCGGGTGATGCGTCGTCGCTCGTGGCGGTGGTCGGTGGGCTCGCCAACATCATCACGGGGCTCAAGGACAACCCGGCCGAGAAGCTGCGCCGCGACGTCCTGAACAAGAACAGTGACGCGATCGCGCGCCTGACGCGCGAGGTCGGCAACTTCAACCTCGGCACGACGGGCCGAACGTTTCAGGGGCTGACCGACGTGTTCGGCGCCTTCGGGGGTCGGGCGGACACGCTGTCCCAAGGCAGCACCGCGACCCGGCAGGCCGGCGCACTGGTCCTGCAGCGCGACCTGATCAAGGCCTTAGCCTCGAAGGGGCTCAGCCAGAAGGACGCCCAGGCGTTCTTCGACTCGATCGGCGCCGGCGACCTCGGGAAGATCTTCACCACGAAGGATTCGAGCCTCATTCTCGCGCTGATCCCGCAGATCATCGCGGCGCTCGGGCAGACGGAGTTCGGCCAGTTCGGGGCCAACTTCGAGGACCAGCTGCAGGCCGTCACCGAGGGGTTCGGCATCTTGGGCACGACCGACGACGACAACAAGCTGCAGGAGTTCCAGAAGCTCGCCGGGCAGTTCTCGCCCGCGCTTGCGGAAGCCCTCAACGTGGACCTATCCACGGCGGAGGGGCGCGCGCAGGCGACGAAGAACATTCAGGACCTGTTCAACAAGCTCAAAAGCGGCGGGTTGTCGGCGGCGGACATCGGCGTGAGCGGTCCGCAGTTCCTCGCGCTGTTGAACACGATTGTCCCGCTGCTCGCGGGCGCCAACGGCGTGTTGCAGAGCGGACTCCCGACGACGGGACCACAGACCACAGGCACGGGCAGTGGCCTTCCGCTCGGCGCGCCGGGACTCCCGACCTCCACGTTCGGGATCGGGGCGCCGAACATCACCGGCAACATCGTCCCCGCGCCGAACAGCATTACGACGGTCAACGGCGGCATCACGATCACCAACGTCTTCCCCAACGCGACGAACGCGGACGAGATCAGTGAGCGGATCGTGCAGTCCGTGGACGAGGCGCTCGTGCGCCGCTACGACAACCTGCTCGCGGCGCGCGGGCAGTTGGCCCAGGTGGCGTCATGACGTGGGCGGTCTACCTCAATGAGACGCCGCTCGACTCGATCGGGGTGTGGGTGCAGCGGATCAACAGCTACACCGCGGCGCCCTCGCGCGAGTACCCGACGCTCGCCTTGCCCGGGCGGCAGGGCGTGGTGCTGACCGCGGATCCCTCCATGAGTCCGCGCACCGTGTCGATCGTGTGCTCGGTGGCGCCATCGGGGGCGTCGATCTCGGCGCGCGCCACGACCGAGGACCGCCTGAAGGGGCTCGCCTACCGGGCGCTGATCAAGCTGGTGGTCGACGATGATGTCACCGTGCCGCGTCAGATCGACGGCGTGTGCACCGCGTGCGAGGTGACGACGCGCCAGCATCCGGTGGATGCGGTCGTGTCGGACGCGACGCTCACGATCCTCTGCCCGGATCCGACGTGGTACGACGTGACCGGGCAGGTCATCGGGTTCAACGCCGCGGCGTCGCAGGTCCCGCTGGGCACCGCGCCGAGCGGCGGCCTCGTGCGGATCACGGCGCCGTCCTGGAGCGCTAATGTCGTGAATCCCACGCTCACCTACCTCAACGCGGCGGGCGTGACGGTGCAGGCGATGGCGTTCACCGGCACGCTCACGGCCGGCACCGATTACCTCGAGGTGGATCTTAACCGGCAGGCGATCACCATGACGTCGAGTGGCGTGACAACGAACGCCATCAGCTGGCTTACCACCGGCGAGTTCTTCGCGGTGGACCCGATGGACGGCGACCCGCTGAACGACTCCTATCCGCAGTTGCAGGTGACCGCGTCGAGCGGCACGCCGAGCGCCACGTGGCTGGGTGTGCGGAGGTGGCTGTAATGGCGCAGCTGTTCCCCTCCCGCGCCTTCCGGCGCACGCGAGAACGCGCATCCGGGCTCTTGTTCGCGCTCGGCGTGGACGACCTGTCCCCCGTGCTGACGACGGGGCAGACCCTGGCGCTGGTCCGCGCTTCGGGCCGGACCGTGTTTGACTCTGTGGGTAGGGTCTCGACGATCGCGCACGAACAGTACGCCTGGTCCTCGGTGTACAACAGCGAGGACGGGGTATGGGAGCCCACGCTCGACCTCCAGGCGGCGAGCACCAACCTGTGCCTCCGGAGTGAGGATTTCGGCACGGCGTGGTCCGCCGCCGGGACCCCCACGCGGACGGCGGCGGCGTTCCGTTGCGGGGACCTCGTACTGGACCTGATAGGCGACGACGCAGCGGGCGCCGTCGAAGGGTACCAACAGGTGATCACGTTCACCGGGAACGGCGTCAAGGCGGTGTCGCTCTTCGTCCGCAAGGGGTCTTCGGCCACGTCCGCGCTCCGGCTGCAGGACACGACAGCGACGGCGGATCGTCTCCTCTGTGCGGTCACGTGGAGTGGGGATGTCCCGGTCGTGACGATGACGACCGGCACGTTTGTGGGCGCCGTGCCCTGCTACGGCGGTGTCTACCGCCTGCTGTTCCAGACTGCGGCGTCCCTGACCGCGGCCAACACCAACGTCTTGAGCCTGTACCCGGGCGCGAGCGTCGCACTCGCGAACGCGACCACAGGGAGCCTCTACGCGGGTGGTGTGCAGGTCGAGAATTTCGGGACGCCGACCGCATACATCAAGACCTTGGGGGCCACGGTCGCGCGCAGGAAGGACATCCTCACGTCGGCGATCGCGTTCGCGCCGCAGACACTCACGGTGTACTGCCGAACCGTGAACTACGCCGGGATCAACGCCCCCCTGTTTTGGCTCGGGACGGGTGGAGGCCCCGGCGCCGTGGACGTGAGGAGGTTTGGCAACTTGCTGCGGATTTCGGTCACGGATGGGGCGAATGTGACGCAGACGGTTGATGTCGCGATGCCCACCACGTCCGTCCTCGAATTTGCCGCGCAATTCACGGCGCTCACCACGGCACCGGCCGGCCGAATCGATACGGGCTCGGGGTTCAGCGCCTCGACGACGGCTGGGACCGGGTTCGCGGTTTGGTTTGCGAACAGCCTGTGGTTCGGGACCGGGAGCGCGCCGCCGACGGACGACACCTCCTCGCTGAACAGCGGGATCCGAAAACTCATCATCGCACCCGGCGCGCGCACGCTCGCCGAGATGCGCGGGCTCAACGTCTGATGCCGGCGCTCCGACGCTGCGAGGTCTGGTCGACCTACCAGTGCGCCAGCGGCGTGCGCCAGGCGGTGCTCGCCCTCCAGGACTGCTCGTCGCTGTCGTCCACGGAGCGGATCACGCGCGAGGACTCGCTCTCTCTGACGATCCCCAAAGCGTCGAACGCGGCCGCTGCGCTCGCGCTGGGCCGCGTGCTGCGCCTGACGTACGACGACGAATCGTTCGACGAGTGGCGCATCCACGATCTCGTGGATCAGTCTGGGCGTGATGGCGGCCGCTATAGCGTGCTGTGCCGCAGCGTCGTCTATGAGCTGCGGGACCTCGCGCTGGTCGCCACGACGGCGAGCGGGCTGCTCTCCACCTCGGTGACGTACGACGGCAAGACCGCGGAGACGGTCGTGGACGGTGTGCTGGCGTATCTGCCGGGCTGGTGGGCGCGCGGCACGATCACCCCGACCACGGCGGTCTCGTTCAGCACGAGCGACGCCACGCCACTCCGCGTGCTCCGCGACCTGATCACGTCGCTGGATTCGGCCGGCGACCCGGCCGAGCTGACCGTGCGACGGAATGGGACCACGGGCTACTACATCGACATCCCGGCCACGATCGGCGCGGGGGCGACGATGGCGGATGTCCGCACCACGAAGAACATCCTCACCAGCGCTCGCACGCGCACGCGCGAGACGATGGCGAACCGGGTATACCCGCGGGGGAGCGACGGGTCCTCGATCGAATACGCCTACTGGCGCGTGACGAGTATCGGCGGCTCTGACATCGAGATCCGGCAGGCGGAGACTGGCGCCAAGGCGCTCGTGTTCGACGACCAGCTCAACGGTCTGTATCTGGAGAACGACGGCGGCACGCGCACGCTGATCACTGCGTCGGTCGCGGGCACCTCGACGGTGACCGTTGCCAGCGCGGCGGGATTTGCGGTGAATGAGTGGTGCCGGGTCGTGGTGGACAGTGGGGGCACCGGAATGGCGAAGCTGGATTATCCCCTCGCCTCCAGCACCAAGGTCGCGATCGTCGCGGATGGGGCGGGGGGGGCCACCAACATCGTCGACAATCCCTATATGTCGCGTTGGCCCGGCTCGACCTCGGCGCCGCCGATCGGCTGGCAGGGATCAGGTGGCACCTACACACAGAACACGAACCTCACGTACATCCGGCGCGGTACCTTCTCGTGCCGATTCCAGGGGACGACGACGGCGCACAGCTTCCGCTCGGATACGGCGAACGTGCTGTTTGGGCGCGGGACCACGTATAGCGCCCAGATCGACATCTACAAGGTAACGGTCGGCGTCAACCTCACGGTCACGCTCCGGAATCAGGCGGGCACGATTTTCGATACGCAGACCGCGACGGCAACGGGGTGGAACAGCGTCTCGTTCACCGGCATCAATGTGGGCTCCTCCTCGACGGGGCTCTACATCCAGGTGCTGCCGGCCACCTCGTCGGCGATCGACTGTTACGTCGACTCGGCACAGATCACCGTTGGTGCCGCGCAAGCGCCGTGGACCCTCGGGAGCGGTCCCGCGAACGTCTTTCGCCGCGCGCTCGTGTACCTCGAGGACAATGCGTTCGAGCCGACCAGCTACACCCTCACGGTCGCGGACCTCGCACGCTGGTCGCCGGAGGAGTGGCCCTACGACGCGTTCACGCTCGGGGCCACGCTCAACATGACCGACACCGAGCTCGGGATCGCGACCAGCTCCCGCCTCACCGAAATCAGCCGCGACCATCTCAACCCGCTTGGCACATCCCTCGTGCTGGAGCGGACCACGCGCACGCTCACGACAACCCTCGCCGCCTCCGCCTAATGACTCTGCCCGGACGAACCCTCGTGCTACAGTACGCCAAGGAGCTCGCCGCAGCGGCTGCGATCCTCCTCACGGCGGGCTACCTCGTCGTCTCGCCGAAGGAACAGATCGCGCAGCTGTCGACCCAGATCAAGGCATCCAACGAGGGGCAGATGGCGACCGACGCTCGACAGGACCAACAGCTGCAGGTCCTGACTGCGCAGGCGGCCGACGACAAACGCGAGATCCAGAGCGATCTGAGGTTGCTCATCATCTCGCAGTGCCTCGGCACAAAGAGCAGTGAGGTGTACGCGCAGCTCAAGTGCCGTGAGCGGGTCGGGCGCCCATGACCTCCACGCATCAGGTCCTCGCCGCGGCGCGCTTGCTGCTGCCGGTCCGCGAGGCCGGCCAGAACCGCGGGCGATTCGTCGAGGCGATCATCGCTTGGGCCGGGACACCGGCCGGAGAGACGAGCCCATGAGACGCTGCACACCCCTGGGGGCGCTCGCGGCGCTCCTCCTCGGCACGGCGCCGCTCGCGGCGCAGGCGCCGGACAGCATCTGCGTGGCCGCGATCGTGGCCAACGCCGACACGCTCGCGCGGCTCCAGCTCCCCGGCGCCGAGCTGTACCCCTCGCAGCGCCGCAGCCGCGAGCGGATTGTCGACGTCGCGCGCGCGCGGTGCACGCCGGTCAAGCCGGACACCGTGCGGGTGGTCTACTTCGACACGACCTTCGTGCCGATGCCGCCGGACACGGTGTGGATGCCGCCCCCCCGGGATTCGAGCCTCCTGCCGCCGCCAGGGGCGCCGGACAGCATCGCGATCGAGTTCGACTACACGACGAGTGCGCTGTGGCCGAGCGGCAGCACCGGGGCGCTGGCCAACGGGGCCGGGACGCTCTGTGCATCCGTCCTGGTGGATGGTGTGCTGCACCTCGGCGATCGGGCGGTCTCTGCTTCGATCGTCTCGCAAGACTCGGTGACGTTTGTCGCACGACCGGAGCGCGAGGCGTCGGGGTTGCGTGCGCTGTGTGATCCGATCTGGCGGGCGAACGGGCTGGAGCTGCGCCGGGCCACCCCCGTCTGGCCCGTCGTCTGGTCGTCCCTCGTCGTGATCCTGGTGGAACGCCCGGTCGCCCTGCCCGTGGCGGAGGCGGTGCTCCCATGAGACGAATGCTGTTCTCGGCGGCCTTCACGCTGAGCATCCTGCTCCTGGTCGCATGGGGGCTGTCCCGCGACACCGCACCGCCTGCGACAGCCGGGCTGGAGATTCTGGGGAACCGGGACCTGCGCGCGGCAGGGGACACGGCGACGTGGTGCGCGTTGGCGACGATGGCCGATGGCACGCTGCGGCTTGGGCGCAGTGTGCTGCTGGTGGCAGCCACGTCGCTGACGGCGGTGACGGCGCGGCGCGTGTCGGACGATGCGCCCTCGCGCTGCGCCCCGCTGCTCAGGGCGAGGGGGATTCGCCGAACGCTCCCCCTGATCGACAACCACTGGGACACGCACACGCCGCTGCCGCGTCCGCCCTCGTGGCGCGGGGAGTCGGTCGCGTGATGGATCGCCGATCACGGATACCGCCTGCGGCTCCCGAGAGGGAGGAAGTGCTCACGCCAGCCGGGAGATTCCCGACTGGCATAGAGGCCCGTCGTAGCTTTGCGCCGCCTAACGCAGAGGGGTCCGACTGGTCGACGTTACGGTGGGACTGGATCGGGCAGGCCGTGCGGCAGATCCAGCGCCGTACGCCGCGGGATTACCCGCTGGCGGCGGAAGAAGTGCATGATCTGACCATGACGGTGGCACTCTCGGTCGTGGAGCAGTTGCGAGCGGGGGTGCCAGCGCGCACGGCGTACAACCGTGCTCAGGGGATGGGCGAGTCGGCGCAGGTCGGGGACCGCGTGTGCGGACTGACCGGGGACTCGCGCTATCTCAGGGCGGTACGTACGGAGCGCGGGGGCGCGGCACCAGCCGTGAATCCGTGGGTCCAGGAGCACCACGGGCGGCGACTCACGCCGGGCGACTGGCGCGCGCTGCGCGTGTTCCTGCGGCGCCACCTGCCTGACCCGCTCGGCGGCCGACGTGCGACGGCGCGGCTGGTGCTGGACTCGCTCTTGTCGGGAGAGGAATCGTTAGGCACGCTCTCGGACAAGCTCCACCTGTCGCCCGGGGCGGTCGCCTCGGCGCGCAGCAAGGCGATCCTCGCCGTTCGGTACGCGCTCGGCCAATCGGATCGCCGGACCTACGACCGGCGCCTGGATCTGGAATCGTTCACCAGAGGCCCCGCCACGCGCGGGGGCGTCGTTCAACCCTAATGAGGAGACCAACGTGAGAGGCACTGGAACGCTCGACCCATCCGACCGGCGCATTCCCCGCGTCGCCACGCTCTCGAAGGACCAGATCTGGTCGGAGATTGAGACGGGCACTGCCGAGGAACTCCGCACGCTCGAGACCGAACTCCTGGACCACGGGTACAGCGCCGACGGCCGCGCCGTGACTCGCATTCGCGCACGTCTTTCCTGATCGGAGGATCCCTGGACATGGCCAACACGACGAACACGACGTTCAAAAACACGGCGCTCGACGGATTCGACAGCGCCTTCAACTCTGGCACGCTGGAGATCCGCAGTGGCTCCGCACCTGGCGCCGGGAACACGGCGACCGGGACGGTGCTGGCGACGATCACCGCACCGGCTGATGCATTCGCGGCCGCGTCCGGCGGCACCAAGGCCAAGGCCGGGACCTGGCAGGACGCGAGCGCCGACGCAACGGGCACGGCGGCGCATTTCCGCATGGTCGGCGGCAGCAACATCATTGAGGGAACCGTGACCGTGACGGGTGGCGGCGGTGACGTCACGCTCGACTCCGTCTCGATCACGTCGGCACAGGTCGTCACGCTCACGTCTCTCAGCTGGAGCATCTGACGATGTCCAGCTACGAGACCTCGATCCCCATCGTGGTGCGGCAGCGGCTGGGCGGCGCCTTCCGGGACGTCCAGTACGCGGCGACGCACAGTCGCCAGTACCTGGACGTGTGGATCCCGCGGTCGGGTGTTATGCCGGCGGGGGGCTGGGCCGCACGCGCAGCTACGATTGCAACCCGGCGTTACCTGTGAGGCACTGAACATGGGCATCTCCGTCGGCACGCCCGTCTGGACGACCTCGACTGCTGACGTCGGTCCCGTCTTCACGCAGGCCCGCACGTTCGCGGCTGGTGATCGCGTCTCGATCGCGGTAGGGCACCGCAACACGACGGCGGTGCTCGACTCGGTGGTCTTCGATGGCGTCGACAGCGGCGCGCATGTCGAGAACTACCCCACGGGCACGAACGTCGCGCACCTGCACGTCTGGGAACTGGTGATCAGCGCGGGCGGCACCGGGGATCTGGTGGTGACGTTCGCCGCGGCCCTTGGGTCTGCCAACGTCATTGTCGGGACCTCGGTGATCGGGAGCGTGGCGTCCGGCAGCGGGTGGCGCGATGCGCCGGTGGAGACGGGGAACACCACGAACGAAAGCGCGACGATTACCATCGGATCTGAGTCGGGCGATGAGGTGATCGGCTGGGCGATGCAGCGCGGCGCAACTGCCACGATGGTCGCGGACGGCAACACGACCGAGGTCGGCGCACAGGCCAGCACCGCAGCAGCGGGCGGCACGCACGTCCGCATGGCGTTGTGGCGTCGCAACGGCGCGTCGCCGGACGTCGCGATCGGGGGCGCGTTCAATTCGACGAACGGCTACGCGCTCGTCGGGCATAACCTCAACCTTGTGCCGGTGAACGGCAGCGGCACGCTCCCGCTCACGCTCGGGCTGGCGGGTGCGGGGACAGTCGCGGTACAGGGGGCGGGCACCCTCGCGCTCACGCTCGGGCTGGCGGGCGCGGGGACAGTCGCGGTACAGGGGGCGGGCACCCTGCCGCTGATACTGGGACTCACGGGCACGGGTGCGGTCGGGAGCGTCCCTGTTACGGGCGACGGCGTGCTCGCGCTGACGCTCGGACTGGCCGGCGCTGGCACCGTCGCGGTGTCGGCCGCGGGGTCCTTGCCGCTCGTGTTGGGGCTCGCGGGGGCTGGCACGGTGGCCATCACCGGCGCCGGCTCGCTGCCGCTGGTGCTTTCCCTCGCGGGCGCCGGGACGGTCAGCACGGGCGCGCCGTATGCTGGACAGGTCCGACTCACTGCGGCTCGCGGCCCCGCGCTCGCGTTCTACGCCGGTCCCGGCGCTGCGCTTCACTTTTTACCATTCCCTCCATGACCACGCGCAGCTGGGCGTTCACGATCGATGTGGCGCAGGACTTCACGCCGAACATCGACGTCGAGCGTCAGTCCACGACGACCGGCGACTACGAAGCCTACAGTGGGATCACCGGCGTGACGATGCACTTGTCGGCGACGGAGACCGGGAGCGCGATCGATGCGTCGCTGTCGCAGTCGGCCTCCGAGCGGAGCGCCACCCCGGGCCGGATCCACAGCACGTTCGACGTGGCCGACCTCCAGACCTACCTCACGGCATACCGGAACAAGACGGTGTGGCTCGTGCTGGCGAAGACAGGGGAACTGGTCGGCAAGTCGCTGGCCTGCCTGGTGACCCGGAATGGGTAGCCCCGACCGCCCGACCCCCCGCACGCGGAAGCGGCGCGGGACGTACCACCGGCCGGTCGTCGACGTCGGGGGGCTCGTCTCGGACGGCTCCGTCTACGTGGAGGCGTACCGCGCCGCGCACGGTACGGACACCGCGACCCTGCAGGCGGCCATGCAGGCTGCGACCGGGAAGACGCTAATCGCCGAATCGGGGCGCACCTACACTGTGACCGAGCCGGTCGTCGGGGGCTCGGGCGTCACACTCGACTTCGGGCGTGCGATCATTCGTGCCGACCACCGCATTCGCGACGGCTACTTCCGCTTCGAGGGGCAGGCCGGCATCCGGGTGCGCGGAGGGGTCTTCGATGCGGTGGACCAGATCCTGCCCACATTCACCTTGGCGGACTACGGGACGATCTACAACGCGCCCCTGTATTTCCTTCACTGCCACGACGTCGTCGTCGACGACGCGGACTTCGCCAATCTGCACACGAACGCGGTCTTTGCATTTGATACGGGGACGCGGTTCTCGGTCTTGCACTCGCGGTTCACGGCGGGCGTCCATGCACAGCCTCACGTGGGCGAGCACGTCCTCGCGTCGGTGGTCTCGGGCAAGGTCATGATCGACGACTGCGACTTCGAGAACCAGCCGCCCCCCTCAGCCGCCTTCGGCGTCTGCTCGGTCCAGCTGACGAACACGTACAGCCAGGCGACGATTCGAGGGTGCCGCTCGGCGTACGGCGGGCGCGACTCAACGGGGGGGCACCAACTCGCCACCTACTCGTTCTATAGCGACCACGAGCACGGGCTGGTGGACGATTGTCACAGCGTGGCTACGCTGTCGCAGGCTGTCCGGTTCTCGAAAATTCGCAACGCGGAGATGCGCAGCTGCACGGTCAGCGCGGCGCCGAACGCACAGCCCACGAATCAGTTCCTGACGATCGAGTCCACATACGTCGACGGGCATCGAGTGCAGGGGTGCCAGCGGGTGAAGGTCCACCACAACCACTTCCTCGAAGCGTACGACCCCACGCGCCAGGCCATCAACATCGGGTCGTCGGACTACGCGACCCCGGCCACCGACATCGATCTCCACGACAACACGATCGAGGGGTGCGCGAAAGCCCTCATGATCCAAGGCCCCTGCCATGGGGTCCGGTTCAAGAACAACAACATCCGGGGCGCGCATGGCGGCCAGGTGCACTACCTGATCGACTATGCGCTGCCGATCGGCACCGCGCACGGGGTGGCCGAGGCACAGAGTGAGATCACGGGCATCACCATTGACGGCAATGATTGGGACACCCCCGCGTCGGGTGCCATCCCGGTGGTGCTCGACTTCGCGGGGGCGAACCCGTGGGGCCTCGGCCCCTACACGGGGGCCATCGGCACGCACACGATCCAACACAACACCGTCCGCCGAGCGGGTGCAGGGACCACGCAGGCCGTCGTCGTGCGGGGGATCGCAGGGAAGGGCGTGATCAAGGTCCTGCGCAACAGTTTCGCCGGATTCCTGGCGGGCCTCGACATCGCGAACGTTCACCGGGTGGTCACGGAGGACAATGAGTTTGACGACGTGCTGAGCCCCACGCCGGTCACGTTCGGTGGTGTCGGCTCGTACGGCGCACGGCGGAACAAGTTCGGCACGGCCCCCATGAGCGGGACGGTCACGCTCGCGGCGGGTACCGCGACGGTGTTCACGGCGCAGGCGAAGGCGGACTACAACGGGTCGTGGGTCATTCGCCTGACCCGGGGCCAGGTGAACGGCGCGGTCGCGTTGGGGCATCTGGCGCTGCACTCCACCAACTCCGGGGCCAGCTTCACGATCCGCTCCGTGCGAGGGGATGGGTCGACGGTCGAGACGGGCGACACCTCGGACGTGGTATGGGAGATTGACCACTAGCTATTGACAGGAGTGGTATTTGTAGCTACAATACCTCACACGAACGACGCAGCCCGCCGCGCCTGGCGGGACCGGACGCTCCCCCGATGCGGAGCGAGAGAGGATGCCACGATGACGATCACCGCCCGCTACGCCAGCCGCTGCGCGACCTGTCAGGGACAGGTTCTGCCCGGCGCGCAGATCGAGTGGAGCAAGGGGGCCCCTGTGCGCCACGCGACCTGCCCGACCGACGCGACGCCCGCCACCACCGAGGCGCGTCCGTCCCTCTACACCCCCCGCCACGTGTCCCACATGGGCCGCCAGATCTGCCGCGGCTGCGGCGGCCCCACGTCGGCGCCGGGCGCCTACTGCGGCGAGTGCTGAGTCCCTGACGACCCCACGCACACCCGACCCTCGGCGGCTACCGAGGGACGGAGCCAGCCCGACGCCTGGCACGCACACGAGGATAGCACCGTGTCTCTGGCCTACAACAACCCGAATGGATTCCCGACCTACCGCCCCACGCGTGCGCGCGTCACGCAGAACGGCGGCTACGAGAACCGCTGTACGCTGGTTTGCGAAGACGAGGATGGGGCCGAACTCACGCGCGATTTCTTTGCACCCGAGGGCGGTGGCTCCGTCCGGGAAAATTGGGAGAGCCCCCGTCAGGTATGCGAGGGCCTGAGCGGCGGGGGCGCGACGCTGGAGTGGGACCCAACGCGCGGCCCATTGGTCGGCCTGATCCGCCGGGAACGCCGGGCCGGACTCGCCGCCGATCGTCGGCGGGGGAGCAGCCGCTGATGCGCGCCATTGACGGGCAACTCTCGCGCCGAGCACAGGTCCGACAGGGCGCGGGCGCCATAGTCTACCGTGAGGAGGACGCGACGTACACGCTCGCTCGCCCCGGTCAGCCCCCGCTCTCGATCGGCACCACGCCCCACGAGGCCGAGCAGGCGCTCACCGCCCTGCACCGCGCGGCACAGGCACGCGGCACCACGGAGGACGACGACCGTGCGTGATCGCCCAGGGGACGACACCACACTCAAGGCACGCCTCGCCGGGATCTCCTTCGAGGCAGCGCTCGTGCTGGGATCGGGTGTGTTGCGGCCCTGCGCCGATCTGCGCGTGCGGCAGGCCGTGAGCGCGGCACTGTCAGACCCGGCGCTGGCCGCGAGCGACCGGGACGAGATCGCCGGGATCGCGGTGGACCTCGCCGAGGACCAGCCGCCCGGGTCGGGGCGCCCCCTCACGCTACGGTTCCGTGTGTCGGAGGAGGAAGCGTCGGAGCTCCGCCGGCGTGCGGCCGAGGCCGGGCTGACGATCAGCGACTACGTGCGGCGGGTGGCGCTGGGTATCACTGCACGCACACGCGATTCCATATCGCGCTGAACACGCCGGGCTCGAGGTCGTCCTCCGTCGCGGCGAGTGACCCGACCACGAGGAACGACTTCTTCCCGGTGAACCCGCCGAACGAGTGCTTCGAGTTGACGTCGCCACACGTGGCCACGGTGTCTCCGTGCTGCGTGACCGAGATGTTCGAGAACGTGGCGGACTCCGGGTCCTTGAGGCGCTTCTTGAGCGCCCATTGCGCCATGTTCACGTAGAACTGGTCGTCGTGGTGCGGCTCGTCCATTGCAGTCCCTGAGTCTCCACGCGTCGCCTTGGCGAGGCGGGCCTTGGTCGACTGGAAGCTGTTGATCGCCACGACGGCGATTAGCACCGCCCCGACGAGACCGATTGACCGTATCTTCATCACGCCTCCTGAGTCTAGCCGGTATCGACCACCGGCGAAGTTGCCGCTGTTTAGTTGCGTCAGCCGAATGGTCGCGGCTGGGCACGTGGCTGGACACTAGGGGGACCCCCAGTTGCGCTGTCAGCCGGGCTCGGTATGTTGACCACCCGAATACTGACCGAAGGGTGACGCATGTCCCGGGATCGTGGGGTGGTGCAGGTGCCGGCCGTGGGGGAGCATCCGCTCCATGTGGCCAGGACGAGGGCTGGGGTCATTGCGTTCGAGCTCCGGCTCAACGCTTCTTTGGTTTCGCCCGCGATGGAGGAGCAGATCGTGGCCCGGCTGCAGACGTGGCTGGACCGGATTGACCCACCGCTCGGGCTGATGCGGGGGGGCGCTCCGCCGCCTTCCGGGCGGCGATAGCTGTGTTCGAGTCGACGCCATCCTCATACGGATCGGCGCCGGAGATGCGCGGCTCGCCCGTGCTTGCGCTCCCCCACATGGGCCCGGCTCTGAACGCGAGCCAGCCGGCCGAGACACCGAACACGGTGGCCACGGCCAGCCACGTCTCCGTGTTCTCCGGCTCGCTGATGCCTTCGATCCAGCGTCGGACGACGGTATTCGCGTAGGCGCTACCGCGCCCTTGGGCGACGGCGACACGCTGGCCGATCTCATCGAGCGAAAGGCGTCGCCCTTCTCGCTCCTCCAGACCGGCGCGCGCGCGGTACATGCGGAGCTTCTGCTCCTCGCGCACGGAATAATCGATCGACGTGGGTGATTTCAGGGCTTGACTCCTGACTATAAAGGTCATATTGTGACGACGTGCCACGTGAAACGACTTCCAACGGCAGATGCCGCAGGGTCAAAGAATGACCAAAAGAGGAAGGAAAAGCCTTACGAGGTGGGAGCGCAAGGAGCGGCTCGGCTACGGCGGGGTGAAACGCATTGCCGCGCGAGCTGGGGTGGATCAGTCGCTCGTGTCGCGCGTGGTGCATGGGAAGAAGCGCCACCACGCGATCGAGCAGCTCATCGAGACCGAGATCGGTCGCCCCGGTGAGGAGGTATTTCCGCCGCGTCAGCGCGCCGCGTAGCGCGGTCGCGACGTCAGCCATTCGGACACTACCCCAACCAGAGACTGTCATGCCAACCAACACCCGGGGGACGCTGCCACGGCTCCCACAGTGCGCCGTCGAGGATCTCGACGTGCGGCGCCGGACCCTCGCCCTGATGCGGGACGTCACGGTCCGTCAGGACGTCCGAGATGAGATCGACTCGATCGGCCAGCGCGAGCGGCGCAACCAGTGGCTCCGCACCGACGGGCGCCGCGGGCTCGAGATCGCCGCCCAGGATGTCGCGCTGCTGCTGTCGGCCGGCGCCTCGCGCGCCGAGGTGATGCTCCTCCCGACGTTTCTCCTCGAAATCATCGAGGACCTGTGCGACGAGGGCGTCGGCGGTGACCGGCTCGCGCTCGAGCTCGAGCACATGCGGCTCGACGCGGAGGAGGACCTCATGCAGGGGCCCGCGCTGGTCGAGAAGGAGACCCCGGAGGCGATGCTCGCGCGGGCCCATGCGCTGCGTCGGGAGGGCGCTGCGGCGCTCGCACTCGCGCGGCACCTCGAGGGGATCGTGCGGCGCCGGACCCTGCACCTCATGGCGAGGACCGCGTAATGCGCCGCCCCACTCCCACAACGAACGCGGGGCCGTCCGCCCTGCCAGGCGTCCGACCCCGCTCCAACCAGAGAGTACATGATACGTGCACTCCACGGTTGGCGCCACCGGTGGGGCGGGCATGAGCGCCGGCGTGGTCAAGTCTCAGAAGCCGCCGCGGTGCGGCTGCTGTGACGGGCCCTCGCCCGTCGCGCGCTGCAGCCGGTGCGACGAGCCGATGTGCGCCACCCATTTCGTGCGCCTGACGGACGCCGCCGGCGAGCGGCGCTACGTCTGCACGATCTGCGCGGAGATCCAGCTGTCGGCGCGCCACACGGCCGCCGCGGCGGTCGCTGAGGCCGTCGCATGAGCGCCGCGACGAAGGGCAGGGCGCCTGTGACCGTCGCCCGCGACGCGATGCGTCTCACGGCGCGCGACGTCCTCACGGTCAGGAGACTGCGGGACCGCCAGGTGCACGGCGGCGTCGCCGAGTGCGCGTGGTCGCGCATCCTCGACACGCTCGAGGCGGCGCTGCTGGCACAGGAGGAGATCGAGCAGGCGGCGTGCGAGATCGCGGATCACGAGCGCGCGGCGCCGCGGTTGCAGGACTGGCTCTCCACGCAAGGGTAGTCGGGGAATGCCCGCCACCACTCGGGGACGCCTGCGGCGCACACGCAGACGAGTGCGGGCGGGTCAGCTCATAGTTGTCGCGCGCGACGTTCCGCGCGCTATTCCTCTCTGGAGGTAGCAGCGACCTCATGCCCCGGCAACTGACCACGCGCGGCCCCGTGCAGGTACGGGAGTTCGCGCCTGAGACGTACCACGACATCGAGTACCAGGAGCGCGGCCAGCTGATCAGCCGCGCGCGTGTGACCGAGCGCGGCCCCGACGTGACGCTGACCGTTTTTTCTCGCGCGCTACCCGCGGGGACGCTGACCGTCTCCGCTCGGGACGAGGCCGAGCTGCTCGGGCGCCTGTTCGGCGAGATCGTGCCCGCGCGGGGGTCGATCGATCGCGAGATCCTCGGCCGGCAGCTGGACGCACACGAGGAGGCGTGCATGCTGGGGAACACCCTGCGGGTGACGGAGACGCGGCGCGTGCTGTGGACGTACCTGACCGCGCTCATCACCGACCACCAGGAACTCGAGCGCCTGCAGTCGGGCGAGCTGGGGGCCGCGTGACGCGCCGCCGTCTGCACGCCGAGCCGCGCCAGATCTGGAGCGCCGAGGAAGACGCGCTCCTTCGGCGTACCTACGCGGACACGTCCGCGCCAGCGATCCGCGTGCAGCTGCCGGGGCATTCTGTGGCCAGCATCTACAATCGTGCGCGGACGCTGGGGCTCTCCAAGTCGGCGGCGTTCCTCGCGTCGCCGGCCTCTGGTCGCACCGATGGGCGGCGAGGCGTCGGGTCACGTTTCCAGCCTGGCAACACGCCCTGGACCAAGGGGCGGCCTCACCGCCCCGGCGGTGGCTCGGTGTTGCACCAGTTCCGGAAGGGGCACATGCCCCACAACCACGTGCCGGTCGGCACCTGGCGCCAGACGACAAAGGGTCGCCAGTGGCGGGAGAAGGTTGCAGAGCCGGGCGTGTGGCGCTTCGTGCACCGCATGGTGTGGGAGGCCGCGCATGGCCCGGTGCCGCGCGGAAGCGTCCTCGCGTTCCGGGACGGCAACACCAGTCACTGGGAGCTCGAGAATCTCGAGCTCATAGACCGCCAGGCGATGATGCAGCGCAACACCGTCCACAATCTGCCCGACCCGTTGCCGCAGCTGATCCAGCTGCGCGGCGCGTTGGTGCGGAAGCTGCACGCGCGGACCACGTCCAAGGAGCAGGGCTGTGAAGAATAAACTTGAAGATCTGCGGAATCACCTCTTCGTAGCGCTCGAGGGACTCGCCGACACGGAGAAGCCGCTGGACATCGAACGCGCGAAAGCGATTGCCGACGTAGCCCAATGCGTGATTAATTCCGCGAAGGTGGAGCTCGAAGTCCTGAAGGTGTACAAGGGTCGCATGCGCGGCAGCGATTTCGTGCCCGTGGCGCCGGTCGAGCAGATCGTCGGAGGGTCCGCGTGACCGTCCTCCACCTCCCATGCGCGCGCCCCGCGGCGATCATCCCACCGAGCGAAGCGTTCCGCTCAGCGGCATGGATCGCCGCCGAGGTGTTCCTCGGCGCCGTCTCCAAGGAGTGGGTGCTGCTGCACTGCCCGCGCGAGCAGCTCTCGCGCAAGGTGGTGCGGTACTACGAGTCCCGCGTCCGGCGCTGGATCGCGGACCGGCAGCGCGTGGTCTGCGCGTGACGCCGCGTGACCTCCGCATCCGGCGACACCTGAAGCGACTCGGCATCACCGAGAAGCTGGAGCTGTCGCCGGCGGTCACCACGAAGCAGCAACTGCGGCGCTACGAGTCGGTGGTCGACAAGCTGATCGCCGACGGCCACGTGGAGGTCCTGCGGGCGCTGGTGGCGGGCGCCGTCACGATCGCCGAGCTGGTGGACCTGGACCGCCGGGGCGAGCTGCTGGGCCCCAGCGTGCTGTCGCGTGCGCAGCTCCTGCGGCCACTGTGGGCGACGTGGGAAGCCCTCGAGGTCACGATGGCACGCAAGGCCACGTCGCGGAAGCGCTACGCCGTCAGTCGCAAGTCGCTGCAGCGGCGCACCGCCGAGTGGCTGCCGGCCGACGCGCCGTTCCTCGCGCTGGAGAAGGTCCCGTGGGCGCTCGTCCGCGACCGCTGGCTGGAGGAGCAGAGCGCGGCCGACTGGAATCGCATGATCTCGGCGCTGTCGCGGGTGTGCTCGCTCGTCCTGGGCGACAAGTACCACCCGTTCCGTCGCGCGCTGATGGCCAAGCTGCAGCGCGAGGCGGAGGTGGTCCGGGTGCCGGACCTCTCGCCGGACACGTTCTGGCGGATCGTTGGTGCTGAACCGCGGGCCGACATCCAGGCCGCGTTCATCACGTTGGCGGTGACGGGGCTCCGGGTCGGGGAATACCTCGGCCTCACGGTCGCCGACCATCTGCAGATGGAGACGAAGCGCGTGATCGTCCCCGTCGAGGGGAAGACCGGCGCCCGCCACGTCCAGGTGCCCGAGGCCTACTGGCCCTGGGTGGTCGCCGCGGTCCCGGCGCCGCTCCAGTACCGCGCGCTGTGGCAGCACTGGAAGGACGCCTGTCGCTCGGCGGGGGTGCGGCTCCGGCTGCACGACATCCGCCACGCGGCGGGCCAGTGGGCGACCGACGCGGGGGTCTCACCGCTCCGGGTCAAGGATCTGTTCGGGCACAAGACGGTGGGCACGACGGACCGCTACACGCGCGTGCAGAACGCAGCGGTCGCGAGCGATGCGATCGGCAAAGTGCTGGATGCGGCGCAGGCCGCGAAGGGAAGCAAGACCGCGTAACGCCACGCGCCGGCACGAGGCCGGCGCGGGCAGAAAATCGAGGAATTGGGGGAGAAATGAGGGAGCAGCTGCAAATGGGAGCGGAGTGGGCCCTCTGGGGCTCGAACCCAGGACCGACGGATTATGAGGTCGTTGGAACACAGGCCTCAATCCCCGGGAATGGCCCGCAATCCCGTGGAATCACCGTAGATCAACCGCGCTAGGAGGCCGACCATGTCGCCCTCTACGCGGTCCGAGCCCTCCGAACTGGGGGCAGAATGGGGGACGTCCGTTCTGGTGGACGGTTCCCTGCTTTTAATCCGTAGGTCCCGGGTTCGAGACCCGGCCGGGTCATACACTTACACCCTCCCTGCCGAGGGTGTCCGGGGAGAAGTCCGGGAACCTGCGGCGCCGATCCGCCCCCTGGGCGTGCCCGGCGTTGCGGCCGCGGCCTTCGGGGCCGCCGCATGAGCCCCTACTACCAAGACGCGCACGTCACGATCTACCACGGGGAAAGCCTGTTTCTGATTCCCGAGGTAGGCCCGTTCGATGCGCTCGTGTCTGATCCGCCATACTCGTCTGGTGGCGCCTTCCGTGGCGACCGAATGAGTGACACGGTGTCTAAGTATGTCCGGAGCGGCACCCAAGCACTCCGCCCCGAGTTCAGCGGGGACAATCGAGACCAGCGCTCGTATCTCGCGTGGGTGTCGCTCTGGATGGCAGCGGCGCTCCGCAGCGCTAAGCCGGGGGCTATGTTCGCGGTGTTCAGTGACTGGCGGCAGTTACCCATCACGACCGACGCCGTGCAAGCTGGCGGGTGGGTGTGGCGTGGCATCGGGATATGGGACAAGACGAACGGCGCACGCCCTCGTATGCGAGGGCTACGCGCACAATGCGAATACATCGTATGGGGCTCGGCCGGACCGATGGATGTCGCGGAGGACTCCGTCTCGATGGTTGGAGTGTGTCGGCGTCCCACCGTGCACGGAAAGGTCCACATTGCCGAGAAGCCGCTCGAAGTCATGCAATGGCTTGCACCCCTCGCACCGATTGGCGGGACCATCCTCGACCCGTTCATGGGTTCCGGCTCCACAATCTTCGCCGCGAAGTCGTTGGGCCGCACAGCCATCGGCATCGAGATTGAGGAGCGCTACTGCGAGATAGCAGCCGAACGCTGCAGGCAAGAAGTGCTGGAGCTGGGCGCATGACCCCCTACTACCAAGACGCGCACGTCACCATCTACCACGGGGACTGCCGGGAGGTGCTGCCGACGCTGGGCGAGGTGTGTGCGGTTGTGACGGACCCGCCGTATGGCACGGAGGCGTTGGGCCGTGGGTACGGGCGCCGTCAGCTCGCCGGGCGGGCAGATGGGCGGGGCCATACTATAGCTGGCGATGCCGATCTCTCAGCGATGTCCGACGCGCTGCAGCTCGCGGTTCCACTTGTGAGCAGAAGCGGCTGGGTCGTCGCCTTTTGCGCGCCGCGCAAAAGGCGAGACGCGGAGGACGTGATGGCAGACGCAGGACTCACCATCCGAGGCGAGGTAGTTTGGGACAAGGGGCGTCCGGGGCTGGGGTATACGATCCGTTATTCACACGAGACAGCCATTGTCGCGTCGGTCGTTGCCGACAGCCGCCCCGCGTCACCCTTGCTGTCGGTGCTCAGGGGCAGGCGCACGGGGGAAGCAATGCGGGATCGACACCCACACGAGAAGCCGGTCGAGATTATGGCCCGGCTTGTGGAGTTTGCTGCTCCGGTCAACGCGACGGTGCTTGACCCATTTGCTGGCTCCGGCTCAACCCTCCGCGCGGCGAAGGACTTAGGCCGCACAGCCATCGGCATCGAGATTGAGGAGCGCTACTGCGAGATCGCGGCCGAACGATGCCGACAGGAAGTGCTGGAGCTGGGCGCATGAACCGCCGCATCTACCTCGCGGGCCCGATGCGCGGGCAGCCGCAACTCAACGTCCCCGCGTTCGAGGCGGCCGCGCGGAACTTTCGCCACCTCTGGTGGACCGTGGTCTCGCCGGTCGACGTGGGGCGCCTGTTCGACAACGACCCGAACATCTCGCCGGCTGCCTACCTGCGTGAGGACCTGCTCCACCTCGCCCGATGCAGTGCGATCGCCATGTTGCCAGGCTGGGAAGCCTCCGTCGGCGCGCGGTGCGAGGTGGCGGTCGCGATCACGCTCGGGCTCACTTTCTACTACCCGCAGCCCGATGGCTCCTGGCAGCAGGGCCCCGCGCCTGCGCGCGTCACGATCTCCGGCGGGTACGAGCGGCCACCAGGCGCCGTTGCGGAGCTCGTTGCGGACGGTGCCGCATGACCCCGAGACGCACCCGCGCGCTTCCGCGCCGCGACATGACCGGGGACGAGCGCACCATGGCGCTCGCCCTCTCACCGCTCTGCGTGCGCTACGTGCCCGGGTCCACCGAGAATCGCCTGGCCCGGAAGCTGTCCGGCTCGGCGGAGCACGACCCGGCGGCACAGATCACGACACGGCAGGCCGAGTATCTGGTCACGCTCGCGATCCGCATGCGGCGCCAGCTGCCGGCGCACGTGCTCGCGATCGCCGAGCGGCTCGCACAGCGCCCATGGCGTCGCCCGGGCGTGTCCGTCTCGCTCGCGGCCGCCGAGATGCCGTCCGCTGTGCGCCGTGCGGTACCACACCCCTCTGACAGTCACGAGGCGATCCGATGACGCCCGCCGCCGCCCGGCCGACGTGCCGCACGTGCGTGTGGTGGAACACCGACACGCGCCGCGCCACGTTGTCCGCGCCCTGCATCCTGACGCACGCCATCCAGCGCCCGGCCGACACGTGCCCGCAGCACGCGCCGCACACCGGGCGCCATGCCCTCGACCCCGTCTGCTGGAGGCTCCGGAAATGATTTCCCCCCGTATGGTGCGGCGCTACCGCGACCCCGTCCTCGTCACGTTGGCCTGGGTCGCCCTATTCTTCGTTGCCCAGCTGACCAGCCGCACGCCGCAGCTCCTGGCGGGCTCTGTGATGGTGTGCGTCGTGCTCGGCGCCGTACACCACCTGGCGGCCATCCGCGAGGCCGCGCGCGAGATCGAGCGCGAGACTGCGTCCGAGATCGCCCTGTCGGTGCGCGTGCCGAAGCACATCTCCGAGGAAGAGCGGCTCCGCATGGAGGCGCTCAAGGCGCACATCGCGGTCACGATACGCGGCTGCGGCGCCCACCTCCGGGAGGTGCGACGTGGGTAGGCCCGCTGTCGCCTGCCGGGTGCCCGGCTGCCAGGGCCGCGTCGAGCGCGGGAAACACCCCGACGGCTCGACGCAGGAGTGGTGCACGGTGTGCGAGCGGCGCCTGCTGCAGCTGCACGCGCTGCAGGAGCGGCTCGCCACCGCGCCGCCGGCGCCGTCGATCGGCGAGGTCGACGACGCGCGCCTTGCGACGCTCATTCAGGAGCGGTGCGTCAACCTCACGCAGTCTGCGAAAGCCACACGCCGGTCGATGAACTTGATCCGCGCGGCGATCGCGAGTAAAGAGATCCCCGCCGCGATGATCGGGCGCTACGCGGTCGTGCCGGAGGCCGCGGTGATCGCGTGGGGCAAGGCGTACCGGCGCCGCCACACCATGCAGGAGCGGGCGCAGCTCAACCTGTACGCGCTCCCTCGCCAGGTCGCGAAAGCGGTCACGCTCGTCCAGTGGTCGAAGCTCGTACAGAAGGACAAGAACACGCTCAGCGCATGTGCGCGCGCGCACGCGAAGGACCCGCGGCTGCAGGTCTGCGCGATCCTCTCACCGAAACGTCGCCCGATGCTGGCCTACTGGTGGAATGAACCGCAGGATGGCGCCCGTGTCTAACGTGACGATGCTGGTACTTGCCACCGTCGCCGTCGCTCTGCTGGCCGCGGCGACGGGCTACCGGCTGGGGCGGGCGTTGGAGGCGGATGCGGGGCGGGCGCTGGAGGCGGACGCGTGGCGCGCGTACGCAGACGACTGGCGCGCGGACGCGGGCGACTGGCGCGGTCGAGTCGACGACGTGCGCCGCGTCGCGTTCGCCCGTGCGGCGGAGGCGGTCGGGATCTGGCCACACCGGGTCACCCGGCGCGCGGATCTCGTGCGGCACCTGTTGTCGCTCGCGGACGCGCCCGACCTCGGCGCCGACCTGCCGGACGACGACGACGCGGCACCGCTGGTGCTGTCACGCCGTGCGGAGCCTGTCGTCGCCGAGCCGGTCCCATCGGACGACGAGGAGACGGACGGCGCCGAGTCCCCCGTCGACGTCTACCGCGCGGAGGGATTCCGATGAGCCCCAAGCCACAGACCATGCGCGTGCAGCAGCTGGACCTGCTCGGCGCGCCGGCGCAGACCGTGGGCGTCGTGACGGTGGCGCCGCGGCCACGCGAGCACCCTGCGCCGCGCAAGATACACGAGACCCAGCGCGCCGCGCATCGCGCGAGTCTTCCCACTCGCGCGTCGCAGGGCCCGACGACGGACGAGCGATGCCGCTGGGAAGTCACCGGCAACTCGCAGCTCGGCCGCACCCGCCAGGAAATCGCCGACCGCACCGGCATCAAGCTGCAGACCGTGTGCGGGTGCGTCGATCGATTGCTGAAGGCCGGCAGCGTGCTCGAGCCCGTGATCGGCTATACCGAGCAGGGCCGCCCCATCCACTACGTGCGCGACGGGGGCAAGGTGCTCGCCAACGCCATGTACCGTGACTCCTACGACTGGCTGGCGTTCGGGCAGGCGCTCGAGCGCGAGAGGAATCCCCACGCATGAGAACCATGACCCCTGTCCCCATCCCGGCTCTGACGGCGCCGCTCGCATGGTTCCCGCTCGACGCCGACCAATGGATCTCGCGCACCGCGCTCCTCTCCCTCGAGGCGACGGGCGCGCTGCTCGTCTGCGTGCTGTGCAGCTGGAACGCGGCCGTCCGAGGCGACGAGCCCGGCACGCTGCCGGCGTCGGAGCCCGCGCTCGCGCGGCTGCTGGGCCCGACCTGGCGCAAGGTGCTCGGCACCGTCCGGGAGCACTTCACCGAAGACCCGGACACCCCGGGCCGCCTCCGCTGCGCGTGGGTGGCCGACCTCTACGCCGCGCAGCTCGCGCGCCATACCTCGGCCGTCGAGCGGGGCAAGAAAGGCGGCTGGAAACAGGGCCGGCCGCGCCCGAAACGCAATACCTCAGCTATTGCTCAGCTATCGCCCAGCTCCACAGAAGTAGAAAGAGACCCCGTAGGGGGCTCCTTCGGAGCCCCCACTACGGGGGGCGTCGTCGCGGCCGTTGGCCGTGGCGGGGCCACGTCCACGCCGCCGCCTGACCCGGGGCCGGTCACCGTGGCCCACGTCAACGCCTGGGTCGAGTCGTGCCCGGCTGTCCGGCGCGAGGCTGAGCAGGAAGTGGACACCCTGCTCGACGCGGACAACGAGGGGTGGCGCCAGCGCCCCGCCGGCGCCGGGATCCGGAACCGCCTGGTCGAAGCCAAACTTGCCGATCAATTCCTCCGCGCGCGACGACGAGGGACGACCACCGCACTCGGCGCCCTGCTGTCGCCCCACCACCCCTCACGAGGCTCACTGCCAGGAGCTGCTCCTGCGTAGGCCGTCCGTTGCACGACTCGCGAGCGTCGCGCTCGCTATCGCACTGCTCACCGGCTGCGAGGAGAGCAGCGCGCCCGTGGCCCCGCGGACGCTCGAAGATGCGACGCGGAGGTTCGATGCCGCGATCGCGGCGCTCGGCTGGGCGCAGGTTGACGTCTGGGCCCTGGGTGGGCGAGACGTGGTCGTGTCGGTGCAGCTGGATAGCAGTCTCGCGCCGCACTATTTCCGGTTGCCGCGGAGGGCGCGATGAGCGACGACAAGGTGCCGACGTGCCCGCTTGGTGACAGGCAGCTACTGCGCGCGTACCGCGACACGAGTGCGGGCCTGGAGCTGACCGACGGACTGCGCAACGTGCAACGCGTGACCATCGCCGCTGACCGCGAGCGGGTGCAGCGGTTCGTGATTAAATACGGAGACGCCGATGTGGTCGACAGCTTTCTGCACACGTTCAACTACGCCTGCCTCGCCGTGGACACAGCGCGGCAACGGAGATGAAACCATGACCGAGCCGATGACGGTGACGAAGGCGCAGATCGTGGCGAACGCGGTGCGCGTGCTGGACGAGGCGCTGTGGTTCCGGGGGGGCGTGAGTGCCGATTCGACGATGGACAACTGCGTCCAGCACGTCCTCACCGCCCTCGCCGAATCTCAGGCGCGCGTCGCGGAGATGATGTCGGCCGATAGCGCCGACACGCTGCGACTGCAGTGGCTGCTCACTCGTATGTCGGTATACACACAGCAGCAACTCGGGATCGAGCCCGTGCGCGGGCGCCCGGTGTCTCGCTTGGAACTCGACGCGGCCAAAGCGAAGGATGTCCCATGAACGCAGAACAGCTCGAGGCCGCACAGTGCGCGATTGTTTGGAGTCTGAACCCGAACCGCCGGTACGCGGCCGCCTGTGCCGCGTTGGACGCCCTCGCCGCCGCCCTCGTCGCAGCTCAGGCGCGCGTCGCGAGGGTGGACGCCGCGTGCTTCGAGGTGTGCGCCGACAACACGGAGGCGATGCTGGGCGAACCGCCATCGACGGACTGCGGGCGATTCGTCCGCAGGAACGAAAACGGTGACCCGCTCGTCGACACGGACGACGCGGCCGAGGTCGTGCTGTCGCTAAACAAGCGCTGGGGGGCCGCGACGGTCCGCGCGGAGCAGGCCGAGGCGCGCGTCGCGGCGCTGGAGGGCAAGGAGTGCCAGTGGGAGCACATGAACGGTGAACCCGACGGAAACTACGATACCGCGTGTGGGCAGATGTGCTCGTTCATTGGCGGCGACATCGAGGAGAACAACGTGCAGTTCTGCCACGGCTGCGGCGGCCGCGTGCTTCCGCCGACGCCTAACGGCGATGAAGTGGCACCATGAGCGAGACTCACCAGGTACGCGAGCACCCGATCCTGTTCTCCGGTGCGATGGTGCATTCGGTCCTCGGCGGCACGAAGACGCAGACGCGGCGCGTGGTGAAGCCGCAACCATCCAGTGGCGTGCGCGCATCCCCGTTCTCGCCGAGTGGTCTGGAAGATGGGCACGGCGTGGCGTTGCGACTGCCCTACGTGCCCGGCGACCGGCTGTGGGTGCGCGAGACGTTCGCGCTTGAAGATGCGAACGGCGACGACGTGACACGGGAGGACCCGCGCACAGACACCTGGCGGGTGCATTACCGCAGCGGCGCCACCTACGATGTCGCACCAACGCGGTGGCGCCCCTCGATCTTCATGGCTCGCTGGGCGTCGCGCATCACGCTTGAGGTCATCAGCGTGCGAGTGCAGCGAGTGCAGGACATCAGCGAGGACGACGCTCGTGCAGAGGGCGTGCGGGCGCTCGGCGGACTTCTCGCCGGCTGTTACGTGGCAGGCGACGCGGTGAGCGGCACGGATGCGGTCGCGTGTTTCGCGTGCCTATGGGACTCCCTGAACGCGAAGCGTGGGTACCGCTGGGACGCGAACCCGTGGGTGTTGGCCGTCGCATTTAATCAGGTGACGCATGCTTAATCCTGCTGCTAACGCCCCGACCGCGCCGACGTGCTACCGCTGGACCGATCTCGCAAGCCGACACCTCAAGCCCGACGCCGCCCGCGCGCACGAGGCCCCATGAGCGAGCCACTGACGGCGACCGTGGATGGGCGAGTGTGGACACAGACGGAGCCGAATGTGTGGCAGTCACCCTACCCCAAAGTCCGGGGCGTGCTGACTGACTACGGGTACGGTCACCACGGCTACGCGCTGACCGCCCTCGCCGGCGCACAAGCGCGCATCGCGGCGCTGGAGGAGGAGCTGAGAGTGACGCGCCTCGTCGCGCGTGACGCTGCTCGCGCGTGGAACAGCGACAACGACACGAAGGTCCGGGTCGCCACAACAGGCGTATCGGGCGGCCCGTCACACATCGCGGCGACGCACTACGCGGTCGAGGTCGAGCGAGACGCGCTGGCCAGCGCGCACGACAGTGACGACCACCACGAACTCCCGTGCCCGCACACGAGCGACTACAGCGCGCCGGACGGGCGGCGGCTGTGCGACGACTGCATGGCGGTCACGAAGCCCGCGCCCGACACGCCCGCGGAGGACGCGGCAGCACTCGAATCGCCGAGCGTGCGCAAGGAGGGACCGTCGAGTGCTGCCTGACTGGATTCTCCCCGCCTGTCTGTTTTTCTCGGGCAGCGTGTCCGGCGTCATCCTCGGCGGCTGGTGGCGGCAGCGCGAGGAGCAGGCGCACGTCTGCCGCACGCTGCTGCGCGTCGCGGACTGCGTCCTCATCGACTGCGAGGTGTCGACGCTCGTGACGCTCAGCGAGGACGACGGGGTGCACGAGCTGCGGGATTACGTCATCATGCCCCGGCTCCGGTGGGATAGCGTCGTGTGTTCCCAGAGGAAAGCGTGATGATCCTCGAACGCCACGTGGAGCAGCAGTGCGACGCCCTCGTGCAGCAGCACGGGGGACGGATTGTGCGCTACTCCCAGCCCAGGGCGAGCAAGCAGACTGCGGGGATCGCGGACCGCGAATACTACGTCCTCGGCGCGAAGATCCGCTTCGAGTGCAAGGCGAGCGACGGGAAGCTCAGCCAGGACCAGCTCGAACTACTCACGCTCGAGCATCTCGCAGGTGGGCTCGTGTGCGTCGGTGGCGTGCAAGAGCTCAAGCACCTACTGATCGCGCTGCGGCACTCGAAGGACCTGGCGCGGGATCTGGGACAGCTGTTCCTCGAGCTGTGGGCCGCGCGCGGTGTGCGGCGGACGACGAAACCTACGCCACCCAGGAATCGCGACCGATGATCAACACGATTCAGCACAGCCGCTACGGCCCGATGCTGGTCAACAGCCGCGACCTGTACGTCGGCGAGGCGTTCATGCACTGCGGGGAGTACGGCGAGTGCGAGATCCAGTTGCTGCGCTCGATGCTCCGCACTGGGGACGTGGTGCTGGCAGCTGGCGCCAACATCGGCGCACTCGTCATCCCGATCGCGCAGGCGGTGGGCGCGATCGGTCGCGTCGTCGCCTTCGAGCCGCAACTGCACACCTATCACCTGCTCTGCGCCAACCTCGCCCTCAACGACCTGTTCCACGTCGAGACGTTCCGGTATGCGGTGGGCGCGGAGCGTGGTGTGGTTCGCATCCCGAAAATGGACCCCACGCGAATCGCGAATAGGGGGGGGGTGTCTGTGGGGGAGGGCAACGACGCGGTGCCGATCCTGAGCGTCGACAGCCTCGGCCTCCAGTCGCTCGACGTCCTGCAGGCCGATGTCGAGGGCTCCGAGCTGGCGGTGCTGCAGGGCGCGATCGAGACGATCACGACGCATCTGCCGGTCCTCTACATCGAAGCCGACCGGCCGGCGCAACGGGGCGCGCTCTTTACGTGGCTGATGGAGGCCGGCTACCACATCTGGGAGCACCAGCCGCCGCTCTGGAACCCCGAGAACTACTACGCCGAGACGGACGTGCGCTGGGCGCACGTCGTGTCGGTCAATTGGCTCTGCGTGCACCCGGAGAATCCGCGCGACGTCCCGGAGGTCGAGCACCTGGTGCAGCTCTGGCCGCAGCCGTTGGAATCCGCGGTGGAGTGTCCCGGGTGAGAGCCCGCCGCCCACCACACCGCTCCTGGGATCCGCGCCGCACGCCGGACCCAGCGCTGCTCGCCAAGGCGGTCCAGGCGCACAACTCTGGCGACGCTGAGACGGCAGCCGCGTGCTACGTCGAGCTCGAGGAGAAGTACCCGCCGCACTGGCACGCGCGCATGATGGGCGCGCTGCTGCACTACCAGCGCACCAGTGACCCGACCGCCGTGCTCGACATCCTCCCCGACGTGATCCTGCACAAACCCTTGTGGCCCGATCCACGCTACAACCTCGGCGTCGTGCTCGAAGGGCTCGGTCGCTTCGAGGAGGCGGCGACGCGATTCCAGCAGACCGTCAACATGGAGCCCGCGCACTCTCAGGCGTGGACCAACCTTGGCAACTGCCGGCTCGCCCTGGGCGACGTCGAGGGCGCGCTCGCAGCCTTCGACACCGCGCTCACGCTCAACCCTGCGGACCCGACGGGCCAGTACAACCTGTCGCACGTATACGGACTGCTGGGTCGCTGGGAGGAGACGTGGCGTCTCTACGAGTATCGGTGGCTGATGCCGGGGCATCTGCGCGACCATGGCCTGCCGAAGCTGGTGCCCGCGTGGGACGGCACGCCGGTCGATCACCTCATCGTGACGGGAGAGCAGGGCGCCGGCGATATGATCCAGTACGCGCGCTTCCTGGCCCGCATGCAGTCGCTCTCGCAGCGAGTGACGCTCATCGTTCGCCACGAAGCGCTGGCGCCCCTGCTGCAGCACAGCTTCCCGGGCGTCACGGTGCGGTTCATCGACGCCGCGATCCCGCTCTCCGAGCAGGCGGACCTCCTGCCGGACGCCGACGCGCACGTCCCGATCATGTCCACCGTCGATCGACTCGGCCTCTCGGCTCGGCAGGTCTTGTACAGCCCCTACCTCTACGCCCCACGCGCCCGTCGCATCACTGACACGCGCGCGCTGGGTCTCTGCTGGGCGGGCTCTCCGACCCACAAGCGGGACGGGACGCGCTCTGTCCCATTCGAGGCACTCGCCCCGTTGCTCGCGCTTCCTGACGTGACGTGGAGCAACCTCACGTTCAACGAGCGTGGGCTTGTGTCAGACCCCCGGCTTACGGAGATCCGTGACCGCTGCCCGGACTATCTTGCGTCCGCGAGCTGTTATCAAGCGCTCGACGGCGTGATCACCGTGGACTCCTCGCCCTTGCATCTGGCCGGCGCGCTCGGGATTCCAACGTTGGGGTTGCTCGCCGCATCGCCTGATTTCCGTTGGGGTTTGCATATCGAGACGACGCCCTGGTACGGGGGGCTGAGACTCGTGCGTCAAACACGGGGAGGAGATTGGTCCGGCGTGGTGGCGGACGTCGCCGCGCGGATACAGGCCGGGTGGCCACACCAGGAGGGAGCGTCATGAGGTACGACGTCACAGTCGATGCGAAGGAGATCACCCAAGCGCTCGCGGGCCTAGAGGGGCAGATCCGCTTCGCCACATCGACGGCCCTGAACGACGTGGCCAACGATGCGCAACGCGCCATTCAGGAATCATTGGGCGGAAGGTTCACCCTGCGGCGGGCCGCGTTCGTGAAGCGCACCATCAAGCGCACGCGCGAGGACTTCAGCACGAAGGAGAGGCTGGAGGCGGTGGTGCGCGTCGATCCCGAGCACGACTTCCTTGCCAAGTTCGAGGATGGTGACGTGAAGACGCCTCGCACCGGACGCGCGATCGCCATCCCCACCGAACACGTGCGGCGCACGAAGGCTCAGATCATCAGCTCGTCACAGCGCCCGCGTCCACTCCTCGCATCAGGAAAGGCCTTCAGCAAGGCGGGGAAGCTGCTCCTCAAAATTGGACGGGGGGTGGG